ATAGAGAAACAATAAGGAGTATTACAGAAAATGAAAACAACGCAATTATTGTGGCGAGTTACGGAACTTTTTCTACTGGTATTAATATTAGGAACTTACATAACGTTATATTCGCAAGTCCTACCAAATCTAAAATTCGCATTTTACAGTCTCTTGGTCGTGGGTTGCGTCTTGGTGATAATAAAGTTAAAGCAACTTTGTATGACATTGCTGATGACTTTTCTTACAAAGAAAGAAAAAACTTTACCCTTAATCACTTTATGGAAAGAGTAAATGTATATTCAGAGCAAGAGTTCGACTATGAGTTACATCATGTTGATATAACATAAATAGTATTATGAGTAAAGAAAAAGTTAAAGAAACAAAGATACCTGTTCCTATACCTAGAGTGATAATGTTATCAAATGGTCAACAAGTTATCGCAGGCGTTACGGCAACTGAGGGTTCTAGTTTTGTTAGATTACACGAACCTTACAAAATAAGAATACACGAAGCAGTCGTAGGCAAAGAACAATTAGGTTTTGTAGAGGAAAGAATGTCTTTAACGCCACTAGTATTTCAAACAACAGACACGATTTACTCAGTATTAAGAAATCAAATTTTGACAATTGGGTCGCCAAATAAAAACTTGACAGAATATTATAATAATGTTAGAATGGGTTTATTTCCAAGTATGAAAAAAGAGATAGAACCAATTAAAACAAAAATGTCGATAGACCAACAGTTTGACGAAATAATGGAGAAAATGAATGATGAAGAATACTTTGATATGATAGATTACTTAAAGGGTAACAAAACTAAGCAATAGTATATACCTTATCAAAGCGGCACATCCGCATTATACTACCTTTGACGTTAAATGTCAAGCAAAAAATAACAAAAAAATAATTACAAAATATAGTACAAACGGCTTGACTTTTATACTATATTGTGATAGAATGTGAAACATTATGGCAGTACAATTAAAAAAGAAAAAAACAGAGCATTATGTAGATAATAAAAAGTTTCTTGAAGAAATGAAAAAGTATCGTAAAAGGGTACTTTCTGCTCGTAAAAGAAACCATAGAGATCCAAAGATTAATGACTACATAGGTGAGTGTTTTTTAAAAATAGCAAATCACTTATCATACAGACCTAATTTTATTAATTACACATATAAAGAGGATATGATATCTGACGGTATCGAAAACTGTTTACAGTATGTAGCAAACTTCGATCCAGAAAAATCAAGTAACCCTTTTGCCTACTTTACTCAAATAATATATTACGCATTTATAAGAAGAATACAGAAAGAGAAAAAACAAACAAGTATAAAACAAAAGTTAATTCTTAAAAGCGGATTAGACGAGATAGTAAGACAAGAAGGTGATAACGAAGAATATCAAAATGCATATGCTGACTTTCTTAGAAAGAATATGGTTGTTGATATTGAACCCGAAAAGAAAGAAACAAAACCCAAACCTAAAAAGAGAAAGATTACTACTAAATTAGAATATTTTATGTAACTATGAAAATCGCATTAATTACTGACACACATTTTGGGGCGAGAAATGATAATCCTGCTTATGCAAATTATTTTTTTAAGTTTTACAACAATGTGTTTTTTCCATATTTAAAAGAACATAATATAAAAACATGTATTCACTTAGGTGATATTGTTGATAGACGTAAGTTTATTAATTTTAAAACCTCACATGATTTTAGACATAAGTTTATGAGAAGACTATGGGAAGAAAAAATAGACACACACATTATAGTAGGTAATCACGATACTTATTATAAAAATACAAATGAAGTAAATGCTGTTGACGAGTTGTTAACTACATATGACGGCATAAACGAACCCTTTATCTATTCTGATCCTAAAGTTGTTGAGATAGGTGGCATGAGAATGTTATTCTTACCTTGGGTAAATTCTAGTAATGAAGAAAAAACTAGAACAATGTTAGAACAAGAAAGTGCTGACATTGTATTAGGTCATTTAGAAATAAAAGGTTTTGAAATGCACAACAACATGAAATCTGTTACAGGTCTTGACAAGAAACTATTTCGTAGATTTGAAAAAGTATTATCAGGTCACTTTCATAAAAAGTCTGATGACGGTCAGATATATTATCTAGGTTGCCCTTATGAGTTTATGTGGAACGATTATAATTGTCAAAAAGGTTTTCATATATTAGACACAGAAACGAGAGAGTTAGAAAGAATAGTTAACCCTTATACTATACATGAAAAAATATATTACAATGACGAAGAAAATGATTACAAAGATTTTGACTACAGTAAGTATGAAGATAAATTTATTAAACTAATTGTAGAAAAGAAAAAAGATTACTACCTGTTTGATAAGTTTATTGATGGTTTTTATAAGAAGACAAAAGTACATGATATAAAAATTATAGAAGACTATTCAGACCTTGACGCTTCTACAGTTGCTGATGATATTGCAGAGAGAAGTGAGGACACACCTACTTTGTTAGATAATTATGTCAACGAATTAGAAACAGACTTAAATAAAGATAAACTGAAAACTCTTATGAGAACTTTATATACTGAGGCAGGAGATATGGAAATATGATAGTCTTTGAAAAGATAAGATGGAAAAACTTTCTATCATCTGGTAATTCGTTTTTAGAAACTAATCTAAACAATAATACTACAACATTAATCGTAGGTCATAACGGTGCAGGTAAGTCAACAATACTAGACGCATTGTGTTTTGCTTTGTTTGGTAAACCTTTTAGAGAAATTAAAAAAGAACAACTAGTTAATAGTATTAATTTAGGTGGCACAGAGGTTGAGTTAGAGTTTCGTATATCATCAAATCGTTATAAGATAAAACGAGGCATTAAACCTAATATATTTGAAGTATATCAAAATGATGAATTACTTAATCAAACATCTACCGTTGCAGATTATCAGAAACAACTAGAACATCAAATACTTAAATTTAATTATAGAACATTTACACAAGTGGTGATATTAGGCAGTAGTACCTTTGTACCTTTTATGGAACTAAAGGCACCACATAGACGAGAGGTAATAGAAGACATACTTGATATTAAGATATTTTCAATAATGAATATGTTAACAAAGATACGATTAAAAGAAATAGATGAACAAGTAAAAGATATTGATAGAGACATTACCATATTAGAAAGCAATATACAAACACAAAAAGATTACATAGAAAAATTAGATATACAGGTAGAAGAAACAATCAAGAGTGAAAAAGAAAAGATACAACAAAATATAAATGCAATAGACAAATACAATACACACATTGCAGGTTTAGAAAACGAAATAAACAAATTAAAAGAAACCATAAGTGATACACAAACGATAGTAACAAAAACAGAAAAGATATCTAGTTTTCAGGCACAGTTTCAAAGTAAATTAAAAGAGTGTACTAAACACAAAAATTTTTATGAACAAAATGATAACTGTCCTACATGTAAACAATTATTATCTAATAAACAAGAACTAATTGCTGAGAACAACAAAGAGTTTATGAAATGGAATCAGGCAATAGAAGATAGTAATATTGAATTAAGAAAACTACAAACTAGATTGCAAAAGATAAAAACCACGGAGTCAGAAATAAGAACAACTGAAATAGACATTGCAAAGTTTGGGCAGTCAAAAACTGAGTTACACAATATTAACACAAAATTAACACATAATATAGAAACAATATCTCAACAATCTAGTGACACAGGCGAAGCGAAAGGTAAGTTGTCTAAACTAGAAAGTAACCTAGATGAAAAACAAAACTCTAAATTAAAGAAGATAGAAGAACATGATTACTTACAAGCGGCAAAAACTATGTTACTAGATACAGGTATTAAAACAAAAATTATTAAACAATACTTACCTGTTATCAATCAATTAATAAACAAATATCTTGCAAGTATGGACTTCTTTGTAAACTTTAGATTAGATGGTGAATTTAAAGAAACAATTAAATCTAGATATCGTGACGAGTTTTCTTATACATCTTTTAGTGAAGGTGAGAAGATGAGAATAAATCTTGCATTATTATTTACATGGCGTGCCATTGCAAAGATGAAAAATAGTATATCATGTAATTTATTAATGTTAGATGAAATATTTGATAGTAGTCTTGATGGTCAAGGCACGGATGATTTTCTTAAAATCTTAAATACATTAGATAACGAAAACATTTTTATTATATCTCACAAAACAGATATGATTGCTGATAAGTTTAATAATGTTATTAAGTATGAGAAAGTAGGAAACTTTACAAAGGTAGTAGAATGACATACAGTTTTCCTAAATTAGTTATAGAAGAACACGAAGGATTTTATGTTGTTCGTGACGACTTGTTAGAAGGTGGTTCTAAAAGAAGATTTGTAGATAGATTAATTAGAGAAGAAATAGAAAAAGGTGCTGAAGAATTTGTTTATGGTGGTTGCCCTGCAAATGGTTATGCTCAGTTGTCGTTAACACTACAAGCAAAAGTATATGACAAAAAAGCAATATTCTTTATGGCAAAAAGGTCACTAGATAATTTACACCCATATCAAAAACAAGCATTAGAATATGGGGCAGATATTCGTTGGGTGCCTAATGGTATGTTACAAGTTACAAAAGCAAGAGCAAGAGAATACTATGATATGGATCCTTTTAGAAGAAGATTGTTGCCTTTGGGTTTAGAAGACCATAGAGTATTTGAAGATATAAAGAACTTAGCAAAAACAATTGAAACTGACTATAATATTAATGTTAGTGAAATATGGTCTGTAGGTTCTAGTGGCACATTAACGAGAGGATTACAAATGGCATTTCCTAATAAAGACGTACATGTTGTTTCTGTAGGTCATAAAATGAAACAGAAAGAAATAGGTCGTGCAATTCTTCATTTATCAGATTATAAGTTTACACAAGAAGTTAAAGAAAAAGATAGACCACCTTTTCCGTCTGTGCCAACATATGACGCAAAGGCATGGTCTGTTATGAGAAAACATGCTAAACAAAAAGCACTATTTTGGAATGTAGGTAAATAATGAAAGTAAGAGACGAAATATTAACAATACTTATGGAAGAATGTGCTGAAACAAGTATTGAATGTAGTAAGGTTATCCGTTTTGATATTGATAATACTGAAAGATTAGAAAAAGAATTAGGTGATATATTAATGATGATAAAATTATTATCTGAAAATAATATAGTATCAATGGAAAACATTGAAAGTGCCGCTAGACAAAAGAGAGAGAAACTTAAAACATGGAGTAAAATACCACTATGAAAATAACTATTGCAAGATTGAGAAGCGGTATAAACTACAAAGGTCCTTTAGACCACATATTAGATTCCTTTTGTTATCTGTATAACAGATTTCAAACAGATAATCCTGAGTATCAGTACGGTTATTATAACTTTGGTTTTAATAAAGCACATAGAAGAATACCAGATGATATGCCTGATAGTGACGTTATTATTATACCAAGTGAGAATGAGTTTCACTATCACATACCAAACTATATCGATCCTAAAAATTTAGAAAAGTCAACAACTGCAATCGAAGAACATATATTACCTTATATCGAAAACAAACATATAATATTATTAAGATCAGATAGAGGTGATACAGCAGAATTATACAAAGAGAAAGTATTTAAGAATATTAAATGTAAAATATCTATACTAGATGAAATGGATATCAAAGGTGGTATTCATGCTTTAAAATATCACTTTATCAAAGATAAAATAACAGACATGAATAGACCATATGATTTTTCATATTGGGGCACAGAAAAAAGACGAGACGTTGATGGCGTTATAAGTGGCGATGAAAGACATACTATACTAAAGGAAATACAAGATGGTATGGGTAGATTTAATACAAGATTTATAGGTAGATTTTCTACTGTAAAAAGAGATATGAAACCTACAAAAGGTATGAGAGACTTGTTACCAATACTTAACAAAACAAAATATACTTTATGTTTTAACTGGAAAGACAATAAGGCAACAACAAGTAGATATCACGAAGCATTAGCATGTGGCATAGTGCCAATGGTCTGGAAAGATTACGATATTACAGGTACACTTGTCAAATCTAATTGGCAAAGAGTAGAGAGTGCTGAAGAACTAAACGAGAAGATAAAGAGTGAAGATTATAAATCAGTTTATGAAAATGTACATGAAGCATACAAAAATGAACTATTGACAATGGATGAAATTTATGATACCTTTAGAGATAGATTATTACAATTAATAAATGAGTGAAGTAGTTAAACAAATAAAAGACAGAGGATTTCCATACTATCCCGAAGATAGTAAATGGCGTAATCATAAGTTTGATGGTCTATTATCTTTTGATAGAACAAATTTAGTAGATAGAAAAAACAAAGTTATAGGTCAATCTGCCCATGGTCTTAATCTTGCATGGTCTTACATGAAGCATTCTTGGGGTATCAAATGTGGTAAGATGAGAACACCAATGGAGATATGGGAAGATGAAGAACATCTTGAAAAAGGTATTAATAAAATACTTAATGGCGTATTCTTCACACAGAAACCTTTACACAAAATAACTGATAGTGACTTACGTTCTATGTTAAGAAGATATACAGGCACACAAATGGTATCTAACTTTAGACCTACTGCTGCTGCCGCTATGTACGATATCTTTGTTGACAAAGATAGTATAATCGAAGGCACAGAAGCAGGCACAGTATGGGATCCTAGTATGGGTTATGGTGGTAGATTATTAGGTGCTATTGCTGCTGGTGTCAATTATATAGGCACAGACCCTTGTATCCCAACGTACAAAGGGTTAGAACAGATTAGAGATACATATGGTCACAAAGATAAGAAATACGAATTATTACGTCAAGGTAGTGAGACTTACATACCTGAAGATGAAAGTTTAGATTTTGTCTTTACAAGTCCACCTTATTTTGGGTGGGAAGCATATGGTGATGAACCAGAACAATCTAGTATTAAGTTTGATACAAGTTATATGTGGCGTGAGGGTTTTCTGAAAAAGACTATTGCAAATGCACATAAAGGTTTGAAGACAGGTAAATATCTTGCATTAAACGTAGCGAATACAAAACAATATAAGACATTCGAAGAAGATACGGTATCACTTGCAAAAGAAGTAGGATTTAAACATGTAGATACATGGTGGTTGTCTTTATCAACACAACAAGGTAAATCAACCGTAAATACACTAGATGGCACAGAGAGTGAAAAGAAACAGAAACAACAATATATGGGTGAATTTAAACGACCTGACCTGCCAGGACGCAAATTTGAACCTACTTTTATCTTTGAAAAGTGAGAACAAAGTAAGAACATTAGTGTGCCAAGTTGACGCACCTACTTAAATCGTTGAAAAATAACGATTTTAATTTCAATTATTTTGAAAATAATGCTTGATTTATTGCTCTTTTTAGTGTAGCATAGCATAATAATTGAGGTTACATATGATTAGTAAAGAACAAAAATCAAATCTGGCAAAATTACTTGCTACTGAGAATATCACAGTAGAACACAAAAAAGTAAAAACTGCTTATTTCATTCCTAAAACTAGAGTTTTATGTCTTCCTATTTGGGAAGATATGTCTAATGATTTATATGACTTATTAGTTGGGCATGAAGTAGGGCATGCTTTATATACTCCTACTGATGAGAACGAATTTAAAAAACACAAAATCCCACATTCTTATTTTAACGTTATCGAGGATATTCGTATCGACAAAAAAATGAAAAACAAATATCCTGGTTTAAGAAAATCTTACTATAATGGTTATAATGAATTAATAGAAAAAGATTTCTTTGGTACTAGTGAAATAGATGTTAACAAAATTAGATTTATTGATAGACTTAATATGTTCAGTAAATCAGGTCAAAGAGAATTAATTGAATTTAATGATATTGAAAAAGAATTTATTACTAGATCAGATAAACTAGAAACTTGGGCAGATGTTGTAAAACTTACTAAAGACATTTATGCTTATTCTGAGAATGAACAATTTGATGAAGAAGAACAAGAACAATTATCTAATATATCTGTTACTATGAATCAAGATCAAGACGGCGAAGAACAAGATAATCAAGAAGGAGATAGTCATGAGCAACAAGAGCAAAATGAGGAAACTTCTTCCTCATCTGGATCTGATAGTGATAGACCCGAAGATAAAGAAGACAAAGTGGACAATAAGTCATCTTCTCAATCTGACGAAAAAGATACAGAAAAAGAAAAAGAAGAAAAACAAAAAGATGTAGGTACTGGTTCTGGTGCTGGTTATAATCCTAATATATCTGATAGTAATGTTTCGGCAACTGATACTAATTATCAAAACAATGCTAAGTCATTATCTAAAGTTGATGAAGGAACTTATGATAATTTATATTTAACTTTTCCTAAAGTAAAATCTGCTGTTGTTGAATATGATACTATTGCAAGACTTATTGATAGAAACAACAAAGATTTTTCTATGTCTAAAAGATTAACAGAATGGAAAGAATACAAAAATAAATGTATGCGATCTGTTAATTATATGGCAAAAGAATTTGAAATGAAGAAAAGAGCAGACGCTTATACAAGAACTAGAACTGCTAGAACTGGTATGATTAATACGAATGCTTTACATTCTTACAAATATAATGATGATATATTCGCAAGAATACAAATCGAACCTGGTGCTAAAAATCATGGTATGATTATGATTGTTGATTGGTCAGGTAGTATGCATGATAAAATGTATGATACTTTATGTCAAACAATTAACTTAGTTTTATTCTGTAAGGCAGTAAATATACCTTTTCAAGTTTATGGTTTTACAGATACTAACAAAACACATTTTACAGATAATCCTAATTATGATAGATACGGATTAAATTCGTTAGTATTTAATTATACTAATAGATATGAAAAAATTATGGAAGAGTGTTCATTAATGCAATTTGTAACCTCTGATATGAGAGTTGCTAAGTTTAACGAAGCAATGTCTAACTTATATCAGATTGCAAAATCTTTTTCTTCTTCTCACATTAGAAGTTATAATATGAGATATATGCATGATGATGGTACAACGTTATTAGATATGCCTGGTCAATTAAGACTTGGCGGTACTCCTCTTGATAGTGCTATCTTATGTACTATTCCTGTTGTAAATGAGTTTCAAACTAAAAACAAAATACAAAAGATGAATACTGTATTCTTAACTGACGGTTGTGGTCATACTAATCATAACTTTACTGATTACGATAAACAAGGTAATTTAGAAAACAGTTATTCAAATTATCATTGTAACATTAATATCAAAGACGGTAGTTATTCTTTTCAATATGGGGCGAACAGATCAAGAAGTAATCACTTTTCATATCATCAACCTATGTTAGAATACTTTAAACATAAAACTGGTTCTACTATTATTGGTTACTATGTTGCCGGTAGAACTGTTAGATATTGGGATATTATGATATTTACTAAAAAAGAAGGTTATGATCAATATGATAATGCAAAAGCAAATATTAGAAAAAATAAATGTCATACTATTACAAATATTGGTTATGATGAAATGTTTATTATACCAAGAAATAATTTAAAAGTTGAAGACGAAGAAGTTAATATTACCAATGATATGACTACTGCTAAAATGAAGGCACAATTTCTCAAAAACTTTAAAACCAAGAAGGTATCTAGAGTTTTATTGAATAAATTTGTAGAAAGAGTGGCATGAGACAAGTTGTCGCACCTAAAATAGTTGTTAAATCATTGAAAAATAACGATTTTAATTTTACGAATATGCTTGACTTTAATGTCGTTTTATGATAGCATATACCAGTATTTAACGAAAGGAAAATATACATTATGAACTTAAATGAAAAAAAATCAAAGTTTGTATCTCTTGCTCAAAAAGAGTTTGGGTCTGATATTGATACAATCACTAGACAACAAATTGTTGCTCTAGAAAAAAAATATAACTTAACCGGTAACGGTTGGTTAGTTAACGGTCAAGAATTTAAATTGACTAGAGGTGTTTACAAATTACCTGTTGAGGGTATTGTAAATCCTTCTAAAAATGTTAAACAAAAAGTTTCTAGTAAACCTGAAACTGTAAGTAAAAAGATTGCCGTATCACAATCTAGTGCCGACAATCTAGTGCCTTCTAAAGAAGACACATTCGTACCTTTTGGTAATTTTAAAGATATCAAAAACATTATTAAGTCTGGTATCTTTTATCCTACTTTTATTACTGGTCTCTCTGGTAATGGTAAGACTTTAAATATTATTCAAAGTTGTGCCGAACTTAAAAGAGAACTTATTAGAGTTAATATTACCATTGAAACTGACGAAGACGATTTACTTGGTGGTTTCAGATTGCAAGACGGTGAAACTGTCTGGCACGATGGTCCTGTTGTTGACGCAATGAAAAGAGGCGCTGTGCTTCTTTTAGATGAAATTGATTTGGCGTCTAACAAGATTATGTGTTTACAACCTGTTCTTGAAGGTAACGGTATCTTTCTTAAAAAGATAGGTCAGTTTATCGAACCTAAAGACGGTTTCAATATTATTGCTACTGCCAATACTAAAGGTAAAGGTAGTGACGATGGTAGATTTATTGGTACTAATATTCTGAACGAAGCGTTCCTTGAAAGATTTCCTGTAACATTCGAACAAGAATATCCTAGTGCTAAAATCGAACAAAAGATTTTAGATAACGTAATGTCACACTATAACTTAAAAGATTCCGAATATACTGGCAATCTTGTTAAGTGGGCAGATGTCATTAGAAGAACTTTCTATGATGGCGGTATTGATGAAATAATCGCTACAAGAAGACTTGTTCACATTATCAACGCTTTTGCTATCTTTAAAAACAAGTTAAAAGCAGTTGAGGTTTGTATTAATAGATTTGATACAGACACTAAAAATAGTTTCCTTGATTTATATACTAAAGTCGATTCCGGCGTTAGTATAGAAGAACTAAATCAAGGACCTTCCAATGATAGTGAGGAGAGTGTTAGTGATAATGCTTAAATCTATCGTTCATAATGTAGACCTCGGGTGGGCAGTAAAATGCCCACCTTTAAATATGAGGGAGGTGATATAATGACATTAGAGGTAAAAGTAAGAAACAATAACGTAGAAAAAGCAATTCGTCAATTGAAGAAAAAAGTTATGAAAGACGGATTACTTAAAGAGTTAAAACGTAGGCAATTCTATGAGAAACCTACTTTAAAAAGACAACGCAAAGCCAAAGAGGGTTTAAAGCGTGTAACAAAATTGAGACGTTTGCAAGAACGACTTAATGACTAAGCAACTAAAGAAAGGACCTTATATTATGGGTAGAACTAAACTTGCTAATAGCACTAAATTTCTTAACGCATTGTTAAGAGGTGAAAATGTAACTTGGACTGACGCTCAGAACAAGTTTAACTTAAAAAGACCAAGAGCGGTTGTTGATAAAATCCGTGAGGAAGGACATTGTGTCTATATCAACAAAAACTCAAAAGGTACTTATTACAGAATAGGTACTCCATCTAAAGCGTTAATCGCTGCCGGTTTTGCTGCTTTAGAACCATCAGTTTATGCATAAGCATAAATAGTCATGTGGGCAATTCGTAAGACCTGCGTGAGTGTTGCCTCTCGTAATAGACAACACATTTAGTCTTTTTTAGGGTTTTAGACTTGAAAAAATAAAAACCCTAACTATATAAATAATTGTGATACGCCATTATGGGTATCATAAAGTTAACTTGCTAACAAGGAGAAAACTATGACAAGAAACTTATCTATTTGGAACGATCTAAGACCATTTACAATAGGGTTTGATGATTTGTTCAATCAATTTGACCATTACGTTGATAATAGGTCAACAACTTTTCCACCATACAATATCGTGAAAGGCAAAGACGAACTCAATTGGACAATTGAAATGGCACTTGCTGGTTATAATAAGAATGATATTGAGGTGAAATATGCCGACAATACTATCACAATCAAGTCAACTCATAAAGATGAGGACGATAAAGATACAATTCATAGAGGTATCGCTAAAAGACACTTTACAAGATCATTCACAACTGCGGATGATGTAGAGGTGAAAGGTGCCGAAATGAAAGATGGTATGTTATCAATCGCACTAGAGAAAATTGTACCTGAGGGTAAAAAACCTAGAACAATTGATATTGCATAATAAAAAATAGATAGGGGCTTGACAACAAGCCCCTTTCATGATATAATAGACGCAATTTAAATCAATAAGTTGATTTTAAATTTAACTAACAGTTGCTAAGGCAACAGGAGTATATAATGAGTAAAATAAAAAATGTAACATCAAAAGTAAAATGCACTTTTGAAAGCAAAACAATTCAATGGATTTATAGTTTAGCAAAATCAAACAAACTACACATTGATAATGAAAGACTACAAAGACTAAAAAAGAAGTGGGAAATAAAAAAAGTTAATTCTTATCTTTTCACTTTATTTAATGGTGCGTCTATGAAAGACACCATTCAATTAGCAAAAATTTCAACAATTATAATACAACTAGAAAAAGATTTACATGATTGTACAGATCAGTATGAAAGAGTATATCTAGAGGAGAACTTAGAATACTTTAAAGGTCTAGGTAAAAAAGAATATATTGTTTTAGATGGTCAACATAGAATACACGAAATCGTAGAATACTTTGATGGTAAAACAGATTTCAATCCTATGTCACCTGTTAAATTACAAATAGAAGGTCAATATGGCGATTATAGTATTCATGGTAAATTTAATGATTTGCCTGATGAATTTAGAGAATATCTATTAAATGAGATACCTATTCTTGTAATTATCTATGAAACAGGTGATCTAAAAGAATTAGTAAATATTTTTATTACATCTAACTCAATGATGGCAATGACCGTGCATGAAAAAAGAATACTTAACTATAATCCACTTAATAGATGGTTAACTGATTTATGTAATTATGATACTAATTTAAAATGGATGTTTAGTACAGTTTCAAGTATGTCTGGTGATTATCATTTAGATAACAAAGGCGATACTTTGTTTGTAGCAGAAATGTTGCTATGGGCAGATAATAACTTATATGAAAATGATGTATCAAGACTTGATGAAGTTTTAGGACCTGTTTATTCAAATGTTAAATATCCTAGAGAATCATCAAAAAAATTAACTAAAGACATTTTTAAGTTAATGGCAGATGGATGCGTTGTTGTTGGTGAAAAGACAGTAAAGAAATTTAGTAAATCAAGTTTATATAATTTGTTTTACACTATGGCATTTATAATGCAAAAAGGTAATCATTGGGGTTCACAATATAATATAGATGGTAAATATAAAATTATTGATTCTGAAAGATTTATATTCTTTTTAAGATGGTTAGTTGAAGAACGTAATTGGGAAGCAAGTGAAATTATAGGGGTAGTTGAACGTCCTAATGGTTACCAAAAATATTATGATCAGTATTTGGAGGAACAAAATGAGGTGGTTTAATATTATGGTATATGGTGGTATGATGTTGATGACAGCACTTTTATGGTATTTTATAATATTATT